GGGCTTTATTATACAAAATTCTAATTCTATTATACATCTATTAATACATCTAAAATACATTCTATATACAAAATTCACTCTATCTAAGCATCCGTTGGGACGCGATTTAAATACATACGTGGTGCACCTGTGAAGAAGAAGAGAGTGAAATCTTCTCCTGCAGCAACATGGAAATCTTGATAATAGTTTCCTGTCACATCTTGATCAACATCAGCAACGACCGTCCACGCTTGGTCAAAACTCTGTGCTGTTGTTTTGTCGGCTAATTTAGCTGGATAGAACCTTAAATTACTGTAGAAAGGTACCTCAACCTCCAAAGCTGGCATTACTCCACGATTAGTAATGGAGGCTCCCGAAAAAGTACCAGGGAATCGTCCATACACATCAAAATTCTTAGTCGCGGATGTTATACCGACTGTTGAGTCCTTATACGTTCCATTATCCCTATACGCAGCGTACATTTTATTTTCTGTGGGATGTGGTTCTGTCATACTCGTTTTCCACTTAATACCACCTCTCCAACCGGAAAAGGCAGGTGTCAAATAATTCATTAAAGTGTTATAGCCGTAATTATATCGATTAGCGCCACCATCTACACTAGTGAGAGCTCCAGGTGCGAAGCCTCTATACAAAGGAAATATGTCCTGACGAATAAGCCAGTATCCATTACCACCACTCGTGCGTGGTACGCATCTATGGGCACAATACCTTTTAAGTAATTGCCTAAAAGACATTATTTCCTCACCGAAGAAAACATGCGAATATGCATCCTGTGTAGAAACTTTCTGGAGCATAGTCATGTCTGTATCTTGAGAGTCTGGCTTATCAGGTTGTGTTGTATCTTCCTGATCCATTTTAACTTGTGGTTCTGCCATCTGGGGTTCGAATTGTGTAGGCGAAGCCCCCGGATCAGCGAAAAATGTGTAAGACTCTATGGTGTTTACCGGTTTTCTGAATTGCATGTCGTCCCCGCAACTTACATATACATTTACTTTTACATCATTGTTTACAGTTGAGTTAGGTGTGACCAATTCATTGACACAATAGACTCTGATCACTCCATTTGCATTATTACGTGGAGTGGTGCCAGTAGCCACTGTGGTGAAAGGTAGGGAGTTTATAGGTAATCCGCTAGTGTTACCAGGAAACCTACAAACACAGTATGGTTTGTCACTCCCCCAACCTATTGTGATGGTGACATCTTTTTCTTCAGCCAAATCCAACACATAGGTGTAATTGGTTATATATTCATTTGAAGCAAAGCCATATGGATCATACACAATTTTAAGGCGCCCTTTGTGGTAATTGGACGCTACTATCTGAAATCTGAAATTCATTGATCCATAAAAATTTTCAAAAGGCATTGCCGCAAAAGCACATGCGGGAAAGTGAACTTCATCACCTGTGATATCCCACAAGGCTGGAGTGACAAGACACTGAAATAAAAATTGTTCTGGAGCAGCTGCTGTTGCCCATACAAATTGTGTCAAATAACTTTCTCTTGTTGCTATAGTATCTATTGCCATTTCATCATCACCGCTTAACCCCACGGTGCGCGAATCTATAGTCAATTCTTGTTTTGCATCTACTGAAAGTTTTTGAGCCGTGTCTTCAACATTGGTATTTGCTGCATTTCCCAATGGTATCGCCTTATAATATTGAATAGTACCTATATTATTAGGTCTTGAATAGCCAAATACTGTCGCTATTCCACTTACCGCATTGGCAGCCATTTCTGTTGCCCGTGCGTATAAACCAATATAAGGTGCATTTTTAAGTGCACCCGCAGCTCTAGCAATAATTGAAGCTGGTCTCGAAATTGGTCCCTTACCATATTCATCTGCCTTACCCATCTGTGGTGAAAGAGCACCAGGTTCAGATGATGTTGGGGCAGCTAGTGATACATCTTCAGCCCATACAAATACAGCTATGTTTACATTATCATCAGCACCGTTCGCATGTTTCAAAGGACCAAAACTTTTGAGAGAGACTTTCCCCATGTCTCTCCAATCTTGCTGAGGAATATCCATATAATTATTATACCAGAAAAACGGTAAACACAAAGTACCCCCTGAAGAATTTGTGGGGTCTATGAAAATTTTGGGTCGCTGGGACATTCCTATTAAATCTTGCGAAATCAATGCTCGAGTTGTGGAAAAATTATCATTATTGGGCAAAGGCAAATAAGATGCCAAAATACGCCCATAGTGAAAACCATTCCCATTCACTACGAATTTTACACATAATTTACATTTGAGTAGATTAAAATTACAAATACGGTTAATAACACGTGGATTTTCAAAATAAAAAGACCATGGGTCGAATTCTTGAAAGAAATCCGCACCCACTCCCCATGAATAAGTAGCCACCTTTACAGGCCTACTGAAGAAATTTTCTAGGATGCATCACCTGCATACACATTATCAAAAGTGGTATCTTCCATAGAACCCACTGCGTAATCATACGAAGGTGATTGGTCATTAAACGTTGTTATTTGTTGTTTATGTTGTTTTTCATTTATTGTTACATTAAAATTAGCAAGTCGTTGTTTGAGTTGTAATAGAGAGCTTGACTCAGTTCTCCCTAAAACTTGCACATATTTGAACTGACGAAATTCTCCCCTAAACAGAGGTAATCCACGAGGGGATTGTCTAAACTGTACAAAGCCTATATAAATATACAAAAGTGCGTCATATTTTACATGGTAACCATATATACAATTGATTTTGCTTTCCCGTAGGCCCCAGAATCTACTGGGGGATCTTAAAGTTGGTCGTGATAATTTTCATACCACTTGGTTACCCGCTCATCATATGTTACATCAAGTTCTGAACATAAGTGGCGGATACCCGCACGTTGAGCTACTTCTTTCATTTGCTCACGACGGGTTTCGTATTTGTCTCTTCCATAACTAAACCATTCGCGCACTGCTCCGTCAATGTTAACAGCTGCAGATTCCTCGTCGGTAAGAGGAGAGTCTTTAGTCTTAACAATTTTATGTAGCGATTTGAAAATACTTGCCTCTGCGAGAGCTCCCACTGGTACAGGAAGCCCTTCAGGTGTATTACTATGTCTTTTAAGGAATTCGACATTATCTGCACTCAAATAAGGAACAAGTTCAGAATTTTTGTCTGGCATAGTATAAATCTGGCCATATTTCCCAAGCCATTGAGAATAGTCACGAATATTAATTTGGTCATATCCCTCTTTCACAGACCCACAGTTATCATCACCATAGGTCATAAATGCAAGAATATCCCGAATGTTTTTGGTGTTAGGCAACACAGTAAAAATATATGTGCCCACATTGATACGTCCAACAATGCCATTAATAATAGCTGTGAGAGATGTACCACTGATATGAGTTCCTTCCAGCAATGTCACCAAATCTCCATTTACTGAAACATAAGCATATACAATATCACTCACAAGATTGCGCATGATGGCTAAATCTTGTTGAGAGTAGTTCATCTTTTCTGCTATGTCAATAAGAACTCTGAATGCAGCCAAAAGTAATTGGGATGGAATTTTCTGGTCATACTTACTGTAATCTCCAGCAAATACTCTTTCCTTTCCATGTTTAAACATATGTTTTGTAAGTTGGTCCCACTCAGGTCCTTGGCAATTAACACCGACGGCACACTCACTGAGCAAAGGATTCATCTGAATAAACCTGGCAATAGGTAGGAAATATTTACGTGTGAGAACAGTTAACAACATAGGATTAGCATAAAATATCCTACATTTATCTTTCTTTTCAAGTACTTCCACTTTCTTTGAAGCGCGAATAACTGGATAGAATCTTTCACCACGTTCCAAATTGGAGAGTGCTTTTTCATATTCCTTTTGCATTTCATCACACATTCGGAAGTCACCAACTTCTCCTTCAATAAAAGACGTTTTCTTTCCAGAAAGTGGCAAACCCACTGAAGTGGACCATTTCATAGCATCTATGAAGCGAACTCCGTCGATACCATTCAAAGTTTCTTTCAATGTCAAAGGTCTGCATTTCTTCCAGTAATCATTCTTTTCCACCAATTCTACCAGTGGTTTCTTGTAATCTGCCACTGCATGTTGCATTTCTCGCACTGGCAGAGGTTCGCCTGGATGAGAAGCATTTTCTAAAGCAACTTGAAAACCAAACCATTCCGGTTTCAAAACTGGTGGATGATATTTGTCTCCACTCACACCAGTAACTTCTTCAACATACTGTGTAATAATAGTTGGTTTCACATCATCAGTTGTTTTGCTTCGTCCTTTACAAGATCCCATATAAGCAAATTGACTCTTCTCTGGTAGGTAGTTCAGTGGACTTTTAGGGTGTAAAGGAGTGTCTTCCGTAAAACTAACACCAAAAGCGTCAGTTGGAAATGTTCCTTCTGATGCACTCATTAGCACACCCTCCATATCTTGTATCCTCAACTTTGCAGTACAAAGCTGCTGTTGGGTGATCGTTCCGTAACAACCTTTGGGTGTTCCTCCTTTTCCTCCCAAATGAATTCCAAGAATAACCGATCCTTTTGTTTCTGATACCAAAACAGCTCCACATAGTCCTTTGAAGGTGCTATTACTCAAATAAGAATATTCACCTCCTTTGAAATCTTTGAAACCATTATTGGTGTGCATTTTCTTTGATCGACCTTTGTAGATTTGCAAATATCCTTCTTCATCCCTATGCAACATACTGAAGGGTGAATCAGGCATACAATCCAAAGGAAAATGCTTAGAGATGTCTCTAAAAGATCCACCACTAGAGCAGTAACACACAACAAAGTCGGCATCTGGAACAATATACGCAGCACTAAGAGAAATTCTAGCCCTGAAACTATGTCCGGGGCTATCGGGATTTACATGTTTAATAAAGCGTACAGAAAGTTCTGTCGTGTCCAAGAGTTTAAAATAATGTAAAGGTACAATGACCATACCAGTGCAAATAAAAATTGCTGACATAACATAAGTGTCTCCTTTATGGTACACGAGACCACAACACAAATTCTT